AATTCTGTATGGTTCTATCTAAACCTATACTGTTTGTTGTTATTTTATCAAACAGTTCTGCTAAATCCTTAGCTCTATAAATGTTTGTCATAGTTCTCCTTTAATAAGCGAGTGTGAATTGTGTCCCTTACGGCGACACTACTAATTATAACAGATCACAAAAAAAGAGGGGTGTGAAAACCCCTCAATTGATGTTCGGTTTACTTAATAGGTATGGTTTACCGTATTATGCAGCTGCATAGTCATCAGATGCGTTGAACTCATTTTCTAGTCCGTCAGTATCTTCTAATACAACCTTTGCATTGTCACCCATCTGAACCAAAGATTTTAAACTTTCGTTTTTTCTATCTTGAGGTAATGCACCCATCAAAACAATTGGCCAAGTTGTTACACCCATTTTTGTATAGACAGATTTCCAGTGATCAAATCTAAGAACAATATTTTTTCTTTTGATAGTAAAATTTTGTTTCTTTGTAGGTGCACCACAGTGACAGATAACATATGTTTTTTTACCAGTCTCTGCGAATGTTTGCATAGCGTTCATAACAACCCTCCAATCATAACCCTCTTTCATCTGAACACCATACATGTTACGTTCGTGATCAAACTTCTCACCAATTACATACTCTTCTTTTGAGTGATTGGATATCCAATCCTCAACCTTAGATTTAGATGTATAAAGGATATATGGTAGTTTGACTCCTAGTTCTTTAAGAACTTGTGGAACCACACGATTCATGGTTTCCTTTCTACGATAGGGATAAACCTTTTTGAATTTTGTACGAATCGCTTCTTCTGTTTTTTCAATCTTTCCGTCCGTTACTTTTTGGATAAGAAATTTTCTCATATCAACTTCCTCATTAACTCTTTTTGGAAGCATTTCATTTTCTTGAGCTTGCACGTCTTCTAGTGCATCTTCAGTTCCTTCTAATAAAGTAAAGAACCAACCTTCAGTTTGTAATAAACGTAAAGCTTCAGATCTACCATATCCATAAACTAATTGATATGGTTTTGCATACTCCTTACCACGATACTTTACAGCAGGTGGAAATTGAGTTGTATCAACTTGTGCAGAAAAAGAGAGACGTAAAGATTCTATTTCTTCAGCAGTGTGAGCTTCTTCTTTTGTGATGTTACCTGTTATATCGTCGATATAAATTTCATCCCATTTTAACCTCACTGTAGAGTTTGATGTTGGTGAGGTTACATCCAGATGTGACCAGTCTGGAACTGGTACGTTATTGATGTCCGCGTTGTTGTAATATTCTGATGGCGTAGCCATAATAAGTCTCCTAAACTAATGTTCGTAAATGTGGAATAGAAAAACATAAAAATGAATTTTCTAACCGATGTATTTATCATATCAAACAAAATTATGTTTGTCTATGACTGTTAGGATTTCAAGATATCTTTGAGTTTTCTGTGAGTATCTTGCCATCCATCTACATTATAGTTCGTTCCTCCCAACTTGTCAACAGCCTGCGCTAAAGGATAATCGTTTTGCCCCTCTCTCATCATATCACCAAAGAAAACTAACTCATCTTCTGGATTAAAATCCCTTAGTATTTGACTTTTATCACTATCAGATATATCAAGTCCAGTCTGTCCACCTATTTGAATATTCAAATCAGGGAACTCACTTTTAATTCTATCTGACATTAATATTCTTTCGGTAGTATTAATATCCCACTTTACATACTCTTTTCTATATTTCATACTATCCTCACCTCTTCCAAGAATACTAAAATTTATACCGCCGGGTCTATGTTCAATATGATTACCTGTTTTATGTGGGAAAGTGCTGAAGTCTAATTCATCACTAAGAAAATTAATTAACTTACGAGATGGTTTCCAATCAGATTTGTAGATATTGTTATTCTTTTCATATACATCTGAACCAGAACAATTATATACCCTCTTTGATCTATAGTAGATATCAAGACCCACTTGTTCAACAGTCTTTTCTCTATCACTACCAGTAACAAGATATACATCATACTTGCAACAGAATTTAATCATGAATGCTTCAAATGACAAGTCAATTTGTTGACGACTATCTGTTAGAGTGCCGTCAACATCAAAGATAAATTTTTTCACTTACTCTGTTTCTGCTGTTTTTCCTTTTTTCCCAATATTGTATTTCTGTTCAAGTTGCCACAAGCCCTTATCCTTATATGATAATACTTTAATCTGATTGAGTGGTGCGATATCTACACATTCCTCTTCTTTAACTATTGAGATAAGTCCCCAGTCAGCCAATAAACGAGTGATACGATTACGTCTCTGTACATCGTTGATTGTAAGATTCGCATGTTTCCCATCAAGGGCAAACAATTCTTTAAAATGAACTATAAAATATTTCCCTTGCTTATGCAGAATGTGGCAAGATTGATAGAGTTTTTTCTCCTTTCTTGATGCAACTCCAATACGGGTCAGTGTTTCACGAACTTTCAAAAAATCATCTGGTTCATTTAACACAACCTCTAGCATTTGATCCTGAGTCCATTGCACGGTTGGTTCAACGGTCGTCGTCATCGTATTCCTCCAATATCAAGTCGTTGTTT